GTCTTATCGGGGATCTTTGCCTTGCCCTTGAAAGGAACCTTAGAGGCAATAGTTCCCTTGTTCTGAGCAGACTTGTCCTCTGGCTCAGGGAACTTCTTGATCTTGCCACCGCCAAAGTCGGTATTGGTGTCGCTAGTTGCAACAACCTCGTACTCCTCAGTGACATCATCTTCGAAGTCTTCTTCTTCCTCGTCGGAGAACTCTTCGTCCTCTTCCTCGTCTTCAAAGACCTCTTCATCTTCTTCTAGTGGTTCTTCCTCATCAGGAATCTCTTCCTCATGAATTTCGTCAGAATCCTCAAGGATCTCTTCTTCTTCGTAGAACTCTTCTGGCTGTGGCATCAGAATCTCCTTTATCTTCCCATATGTATAAAACTTAAAGTTTCGATATGAAGTCCTTGAAGACTTCCAACTTTGCTTCTTCTAGTTGCCTTGATGAGGCATTTTTAATAGTTTTCTTGTATGAAGAAATAGTCTTTTCCTGAAGGATACCATTGTTCCAAACCCACTCCTTGCCTTCCATGATGCCATTTACAAAGGCATTTGGAGCAGAGGGATCGGCAACGATATCGACTGTGGCAAGACTAAAATCTTCTTGAACCTCGTTCACACCATTTACTTGCTTCAAAGAACCCATTCCACGGGATGAAACACCAAGGCGCACACCCTCGTCAATGAGATTCTTTACGATGTTTCCGAATGGGGTATCAAGAATCTTTGCCTTACCATAGACCACCGTTCCATCCATCTTCATTTCCTTGATGATGTGTGAAACTCGGTCGAGGTTTAGGCTTGGTCCCTGTGGGTGGCCTAGTTCTCCAAGAGAACGGCTATTCTTGATGTAGGTGTCATTATACTTGCCAACCTCACGCTCCATGATGGATTGTGGGTAGACTCTACCATTCTTGTTGACCTGCTCGGATTCCATGAACACACCACGAATGTAGTAGTTCTTCTTTCCGTTGCCAGCATCTTCAGCAATGGTCTGAATATTTGTTTCGTTGTGTTCTGTGATCAGTAGCATGGATCATTTTTCTCCGCGTAGAATCTTGAAGTCTTCTTTGTCTAGGCGATTGTTCTTGTTCTTGTCCAACTTCTTTTGATTGCCAACGAGTTGTTCATCAAGTTCTTCGTCGCATTCCTCGCAACCCTCAAAAACTTCTTGAGCGACTTCCTGACGAATATCGTCCATGTGATCGGCTACTGTCGAAAAAAGAAGTTCATATGTGAGTTCCTTTGCCGAAACAAAGTCCTCGTCTGTGATTGATCGAATAAGATCCTTTGAAATGCTCATATAGTTTCTCCTGGTTCAATATCTATCATTTCGATTTGCTCTGCTTTGCCTGTTCCTCGCCACCACCCATCTGGGCTTGCATCTGCATCTGAGCCTGTTGCTGTTGCAACTGCTGCTGCATCTGTATGTCTCCAGTCATCTGCTGTGTGGTAACTGGAGTTGCTATCTGAGTTGGTATGGCGGTATCTGGATTCTGTTCCTTATCCTCTGCTGCTTGCTTCTCAATATCAGCGATCTCATCATCCGACATTCTCAAGATATTCTTCATCATGAACTTCTTGGAGAAGTACTTTCCGAGATATGGATCTGCTGCGTTTACAACATTTAGTCTATTGGTTAGTATCTCGTTTTCCTTGGACTCGGTGAAATAGGAGTCCTTGCGGAAATCGAATCGAATCTTTGGATGGAGATATTCCCAATCATCCTTTGTGATTACTCCCTTGAGAAGAAGTTGGGTTCGCATCAGGTCAAGGAAGAGTTCTCCGAACTTCTTGCGAAGTCTTTCGATGAATCTGAAGAACTTGAGTTCGTCGCGGGTGATCTCTGCCTGACGGCCCATGTTGAAACCATTCTGATCCGTCTCAAGACGAGATGATGGAACATTCAGGGACTTGTACAACTTCTTCTGAAAGTAAAGAACATCGTCCATCTGTCCAAGATTCTGACCACCTGGTAGCGTTGAGACTTCAGTTCCCTTGCCACCTTCGCGGCGAGGCATCCAGAAGTCCTCAAGCATGGTCATGTGCCTACGCTCATCCTTCAGTTCTCCAGTGGATGCATCATAGACCAACTTGTTGCGATAGCGGTTCATGATGTCCTTAAGATACTGCTCTGCCTTGTTCTTCGGAAGATTACCGACATCAATGTAAAATACCCTGCGCTCGGGTGCGCGAGATAGTCTGTAGATCACAACGGCATCCTCAACCATCTTCAACTGATTAAGTGGCTTAAGTGCCTTGTGGACGTATGACAGAACGCGCTTCTTACCAGAATCAAAAAGACCGCTGTGAACATAGCAGATTGAATCTGTGGCGATCTTGGTTCCCTTGGTTGGTGTGGCGGGAGTAAATGCTGCCGTGGTTGTGGATGTTTCCTCGCGCTCGGAATAGACGAAGAACTCGTCAACCCGTTCAACCATGTCCGCGTTGGTGTTTTTGTCCTTCTTCTTAACCACATTCCGAACCTTACGGATATGCGTTGATTCTATGGGACGGATTTCAACAAGACCACGCTTTGGGTTTTCCTTGTCGATGATCTTGTGAAAGTATAGTCTTCCGTCAATGTACCACTTGCGGAATATTTCATATCCCTTGTCCTGAAACTTTAGAAGTCTCAGAACCTCATCGAATTCTTCTTCAATCTTTGCAGTTATCTTTGGAGAAAGAGACCTGTCATCCACAACTATTTCGACAGGTCTCTTGGTATCGTCATAGACAACTGCCTCATTGCAGATGTCATCTATAGCCATCTCTACCTCGGGATACAGAGACATTTCCCTGTATTTGCGGATCATGTCCGCTGTTGACTTGATGCCACCATCGAAATCCATATATGAACTGAAATACACACCCGATGAAATGGGCATAGCCCCGTCGTCCATCTCAGGAGGAGCAAACGAAGCGTTTGTCTTTATATCCTCCTGCTGTACTCTCGGGGCTTGCGTTCCGCCTGATCTACTCAGGCTCCAACCAAAAAGTTCAAAAGCCATTCACGATCTCCAAAATAAAACTTAGGTAACTGGCGTAAAGTTGCTAAGGCCAGGAAGTGGCGAAGCGTCTGGTGTTCCGACGTTGGAAGTGAAGTACGAGTATGCCAAAGTAACCGAGAACTCTTCAATCTGATCCGTTGCCTCATATGAGAGGTCGATTGCGGAGATGTCAGTTGGGAAGCAACCAATCAACTTGTATGACTTGAGTGGCTTACCAGTTCTATCCAACTGATTGACGGTCCAATCGCAGAACACTGGTCCTGCGAGATTGAGGAACTCGTTCTCAGCGACGTTTCTTTCCATGGCCTGTATGCTGTTGACCCATAGTTCGAAAAGATTTCTCAATGCAAACTTGTTGTCGTTGATGATGGTGATTGTCCAATCACCGAACGTCCTGTCGCCAGGAACCTTGATTCTTCTTCCACGATATGGAATCTCAATGGTTCCCAACTGAGTACCTGGCAAAGATGCGGACTTGACGAGAAATGGTGTCAATGAACTCTGTGTTGGGCCGATGTTTCCTTGAACTTCGAAGAGCGATGGCTTTACACCCGCTCCCTGCATTGCGTTGGCAAATCTCTTAATGTTCATTCTTGATTACTCCCCTGTAAGGATATTTATTCTAGCGTTGAAAGGTTGAAATCACTTCTGACAGCAACAAAGTTCAACTGAATGAAGTTGACGGACTTAGATGGCTTAATGTAGATATCTGCCACGAATTGATTCTTGTCGATTACTTCCTGAGTATTATTTGTTTCATCACAGACAACCTTGAAGTCTGCAATACCTCTCTGAGCCTGAACATTTGAGAGGAATGGTGTTACAAGATTGCGGAACTGAGAGCGAGTGAACTCGTCATTGAATTCAAAGAGCGAGTACTTAGCGGCCTTGGAGATCGCCTTCTCAAGAGAGATGAAGACGCGACGAACATTGATTCTATCGAATGCGCTTGGCTTTGTTAGAAGGGTCTTGTCTCCGAATAGAACCGTTCCCGAACCATCGCTGAACTGAACGAAGAAGTTTATTCCATTCTTATAAAGTTCATCTCTCTCTGCCTTGGTGAAGTTTGTCTCCAACTTGATGACATTTCTGATGTTGCCTCTTGCAAATCCCGCTGGAGATTCCCAAGGAATCTCCTGAGCACACAAGATGCCAGCGAGGTCGGAGGATAGAGACATCTTTCTGATCTGATTATTGAACGTATCGAAATATGTTTTTCTACCTGCGACAAGCATTGTATAGGAGTTTGAAGGAACAGAAAGATTATTTCTGAAGGTTATCGTCTTGGTGGCGATGTCTCCACTGTGCTGTAGAACACTTATTGGTTTTGGTGTTGGTAGGACAAGAATCGTGTCCTTCCTCTGAGCAATGACCGTATCATATGCAATACCTTCAACCACTCCATTTGCAGTTGAAAATGCAAGCGATGAAACGGAAGATTCTGGTACAAAAAGTACATCTACTGCATAGTCATCATCTGCAAATAGTTTGTATGCATTTGTGTATTCCGTGGTTGTGACGTTTGTGATACCAGACTGACCAAAATCTAGTTGTGACTCGTAGTATCCAACTCTGGTCTTTGTGGTACCGTCGTCGGCAAGATATCTTTGTACTATTTCACCGAATGAAGTTGTTGCATCAGAAGATGCGTTTCCTCCACCAAGTGTGTAGCCAAGAGGCTTTGTCATATAGACATACTTGGAGTTGTTATTGATATAATCCTTGTAGTATATTGATTCACCGTCGAGGTTCTTTGCATCAACCGCCTTTGACAGAAGTTCAAACTTCTCAATAACAGCCCCTCTTGCTCCAAACTTTCCATTTGTATCAATGACAGCAAAACTGATTTCATCATTTGCGCCACCAACACTCTGAGCATATGCCGATGTCTGTGGAGACTTATCGAAGATCCTGACTTGCTCTCCTCCACCCTCGACTAAGGTGGTCGTGGTATTAGTGATCAGACCATCTCTGATAAACTGCCTCATGCCGAAGGCAAAATCTCTGCGAACACCCGCAACACCTCCAACAGAATCAAAAGTTATTCCGATAGTTCCAGTAACGCCACTGACAAAATCAGCGAATGTAACTCCACCAGTCATTGCTATGAGTTTTGCCCAGCCACGAACTGTATTTTGTGGTGCTATTCCGCCTGGAAACATCTTGTTTGGAATATTTGCGGCATTGAATCTATACAAGTCAAATAGTGAGTTGCCTGCCGTTCCAGTAAATATCAAGTTTCCAAAGTTACTTGGAATTCCACTAGTTTGAAAGTTTGAATATTCGGTAATGTTAAATACAACACCACTCGTATTTCCAAATGTCAACCCTACTCTAAACTGAGATGCAAGATTTGTTGAATCTGCATCAAGGAACAACAAATTTACAGCAGAAGTTGAACCAACTGCGACCTTGGCAAATACTGACCTTATTGTAGAGGGAGAAGCGGAGAAAGGATTAAATGGTTGTCCTGATGTGAAATCCTTTGGAACAAAGTAGTTTGCCCTATTTCCAGATGGATTATCACCGCTTGAAGTCAATGCTAGATTGCTGGATGTTGATCCTGTAGCAAATGCCAGTTTAAATAACGATGTATTGGTCAGTTGTGTTGACAAAAACTTTGCAGGTTCGGAAACAAGTATGGTTGCCAAGTAGAAATCGACACTACCAGAAGTGGTGCCTAATGTTTGCACGGAGGTGCTACTGTTTTGATTTGAACTAGCAGCACCGCCAGGGATAGAACCACCAGCAGTGGGTAGGTCAGAACCCCCTAGTTCAGAACCCCCTAGTTCTGTGCCATTGTCAATAATGGTTGGTGTCCCGCGTATTGAGAAAGTAAATCCAATCGTTCCGCTTGTTATTCCTATTAGATTTGATAAATCATAACCACCAAATATGTCATAATCAACCAAACCAGGTGTGGATGTTTGTGTGTTTATTTCGACATCATCACCACTTCCACCATCATACACTTTAACCATCAGAGAGTCACCAAAGTTTCCTGGATATCTTCCACGGAAATGGGCGACTGCTTCTATTCCATTTTGACCAGAAAATCCTCCAAGCAAAGCAAACTCTGGAAGATTTGATATGCGACGATGTGTGCAACTTGCTATACCAGTGATCCCAAGATCCTTGCTTACCGAGTTGACATCATCTGCCTGTAGTATTCTAACCACTTTAAGATTGTTTGAATACTTAAGGAAGTTTGCAGCCGCAAAGAAATCCTCTTCACTTAGAGTATCAGATTGATCCAGCGTTGGCTTTCCAAAAGTTTCTGCAAGAACACTCTCATTGGTGACTCTTATTGCTTCCGATGCTGGTCCCCAATTGAATGTTCCAACCATTCCAGCACTGTTCAACGATTCTGGTTGAACAAACTGAGATAGATCAATCTCCGAAACATTAACTCCAGGACTTAGTTGTGTTGGAATCGGGCTAGACATTTTCTCTCCTATTAGATGATCTCAGTGAATGCGCTGTCGGTTCTTGTTGCAATGAAGTTCAACTGAATGAAGTTGATTGATCTTGCTGGCTTGATATAGATATCTGCCACAAACTGATTTCTATCAACCACCTCTGGAGTATTGTTCGTTTCATCGCAAACAACACGGAAATCGGTGATGCCTCTCTGAGCCTGAACATTTCTAAGATATGGTATGACAAGATTACGGAACTGAGAGCGAGTGAACTCGTCGTTGAATTCAAATAGCGAGTACTTGGCAGCAGTCGAAATGCTCTTTTCCAAGGTGATGAACAATCTTCGCACATTGATTCTGTCAAATGCACTTGGCTTCTTTAGGAGAGTCTTGTCTCCAAAGAGAACAGTTCCTTCTCCAGTAAAGGTAGTTATTGGATTTACTCCAGCAACATAAAGAAGATCGCGCGATGATTGATCTGGATTGAATGCGAGTTTGATGACATTTCTAACCACTCCTCGGTTCAACCCCGCTGGAGAGAACCATGCTTGTGCTGCCGACTCGCTTCTGGCGCATAGACCAGCAGTGTCTGCATTGAGAGGAATGTATACAAACTTATCATTGTACTTGTCGTAAATGTACTTCCAACCGCTATCCATCACCACATAGGACGAGTTAATTCCATAACTATTTCTTCTATTAATCACATTGGATGACGCTTGCGCTTGAGACTTATTCAAAACATCGCTCAACTGTGGAGAAACAAAGAGAACACAATCTTTACGATCATTTGCTATATCTGCAAGGAGTTTGATCGTTGTTTCGTCTGATCTACCAGATATGAGCAACGCTATGTCAATGTTATCCCTATCAACAAACTTGCTATATCCACCTGTATAGATTCTATCTCTGCTTGTCTGCGAATCAACTCCACCAGAAAGGCTTATTCTCTTCACATTGGCGAAAGTCGATGGCATGTCTAAGAATGTGTGTGTCAAGTCTTTGGGCGTGGACTCTCCCCAAAGTGCCTCAAGATTTCCAGCCCAGATGTAGTTTGACTGAGTGTTTATAACCGAAGAGACATAGTTTGGCTGTCCATCGTTGTTTCTTGCATCATATGCCTTGGACACATTTTGGAATGTCTCAAGAATAGTTCCCCGCACACCTGTGAACAGACCATCTTCATCCACCACAGCGACATTGAGTTCGTCGTTTGAGCCACCCTTGGCTGTTGCCTGAGTGCTTGTCTCTGCTGTGAGTTGGAACAAATCAGCATACTTGCTTCTGTACTTTATCGTAGAACCACTTGCTATTGGGCTTGCAATATATGTCTTTGTTGTAACCGTGTTTCCGCTGGCAGACTCTACAAGGAATGTCTGTGCAAAGTTTCCAACTTGGAATATTAGTTTGTCGTTTTCCTCAAGGGTTCCACCAAGAGGAACCGTGAATCTGATGGTATTTGTACCTACAGATCCTGTGGCGGCTGTGGTTAAATCAACCTCTCCATTTCCATCTATCACAACAACCTTCAATGAATTTCCCAAAGAGCCTGGGTATCTTCCCAAGAAAGATAAAGTCCAACCAGCAACAGCCTGAAGAACATCCTCATTGAAAAACTGTGCGGTGGTTATTCCTAGACTATTGGCGTTGGATGTATCGTTTGCAACTGCTCTTACAACCCTGAGATCTCTTCCATACTGCAAGAAGTTTGCGGCGCAGTGAAAATCCACTCCATCATCGCCACTATCTGGCTTTCCGAAGACTCTTACGAGTTCATCCTCGGATGTAATAGTGGTGATTTTCTCTCCTGGACCCCATTTAAAGACCCCCGCGATGGCTCCAGTTGCGGTTGCTACGCTTGGAGCGATTGTGGTGAGATCAATTTCCGAATAATTCACACCGGGGCTAAGTTGTACTGGTATTCTGCTCATTTGGTTCTCCCGATGATTCTATCATTGTATGTAGGATTTTTGGTATTTAGATTCAGTACCATCTATTCATGTCTGCTTCTCTCTCCTTAAACCACAGAGTACCATCCTCGCTTTTTTCAGGAACATCCTCCGTACCGTCGTCAATGAATCCGAATGGGGTCATTTCTTCCTCAAGTTTGTCTATGGTGTCCTTGTAGATGTCTCTGCGAATGTCCAATGAAGATAGATCCTTGAAATATGGCTGTGTGGAAAGCCAACCAAATAGAACCAGAGTCATCACAAGGTCGTCATTGTAGCCAACCTCTGCCTCATAGGAGTTCTTCTTGGAGATGAAGGCAAATAGTTCCTTGATCACATCAAAGTCCTGTATGATGAGCCTGTCCGACTCTATCAAAGACTTGAGGATCGAACAGCCCGATCTCTTGACAACTTCCGTGGTCCTGACTCCGAACTGACTTGTTCCAGAACCAAATCCTCCGTCTAGAACCTGTCCTTTCCTACCACGCATGGTGGAAGACAACAGATTCTCATATTCCATCTCGGAATGCAGGATGTCTGCAACCTGACCACCCATGTCATTGACCTCGACCAGTACATGAGCATTGTTGTACTGCTTGGCGGCTACATGGATGGCATTTGGGAACACCATTGGAGACATATTGTTGTTCTTGAAAGTAGCCACAAGTTTATAGGGTGCTGTTGTTATGTCTATGATGGTAAATGCAGAATAATCTTGACCCGTACCTCTAGACACATCCACACACATGACATAAGTGTGTTTTTCCTCTGGCTTCTCGTATACCTTGAATCCCTCTCCATTCTTGAAGACTGGATCAATATACGCCAGAGTTTTTAGTTTGGATGGGGCTATGAGGGTATGAATAGAACCAACAAAGTCACATTCAAACTCCGTGCGGAACTGCTCTTCCGAGGTATTGGATATTGTCTCCTGCTTCCACTTCTCGTCTCTACCAGGCACATCTGACCAGTGAACGTCGATTGGGACATACGAGTTTCTACCATTGGAGGAATCCGTCCACAACTTGTAGTACATGTTCATGCCGTGAGGCGTGGAAACAATCAGAACCTTTGTCTCCTGACCAGAGGAGATGGTTGGATACACTGAGGAGAAGAACTCCTCTGCCACGTTTTGTGGAACATAGGCAAACTCGTCAAGAAAGATCATGTTGAAAGATCCACCACGAACCGCACTTGACGATGTGGCGGAAGCAAGAACCCTTGAACCATTCTCAAGTTGTATGGAACCTTTGTTCCATTCCAAGACACCCTGCTGCATCCATTTTGGCAGATACTCGTATGCCAACTTGAGGCGACCCAAAAGTTCCCTAGCCGTGCTAAGTTTGTTGGCAAGGATGGCTACGTTGACGCTCTGATTGAATAGGATGTAATGTAGAATGTACGCCGTGACCGTGGTTGACTTTCCGCTTTGACGGGGCAACTTGGCGATAACGAACCTGTTGCTGTGAACGGTTCTGACCATCTCCTCTTGAAAATCATAAAGTTCAAAAGGAACAAGACCCTTATCAAGACTGACTATCTTGACATAGTTCTGTATGAAATAGATTGGATCTCTTGCACACTTGGTGTATTCTTCAACCTGTTCCTTTGTCCAGTTTATCTGAACATCGGATGCCTTGAGGTTTGGATTTCCAAGATAGTTCTTAGCGTTCTTAGTATCAGCCATTTTCAATCATCTTCTTCGTATCATCAACAATGGCGGTTGTGTCCTTGACAGCCTTTGAGAAACTTCTCTTTGGATTGATGAGTTCCTGTAGATCCTTTGTCGAGCCAAGGAATATTGCATTTGTGGTGTTGTTGACCGTCTTGCTTTCGTACTTGTCTTCCTTGATCGACTTCATCCTTTGATGAAGTTCGACAAGATCCTTGTTAGTTTCGGCAACAGCCTTGATCATCTGAGCAACGACCTCATAAGCACGGGGGGAGTCTCCCTCACTTGCCACCTTTAGCACACCATCTATCGCTTGAAAGCCGAGACCAACCAGTTCCTTCAGGTTTTCCCTTGCCTTTTGAAAGTCTTTGTCAACATCTTCCATGTCAACGTGAACTTCCTTTACAGGCAGTTCGGTCTTCCTCTGCACAATGGCTGCTGGTTCGGGATCCATGTTTAGGATTTCCGACAGATTTTCATCCATCTTACTCATTACAAATCACCTTCCTACAAGTTTGTCAGTCGATCTATATTCTGCAAGTGTCGTTATCTTGTTGGCTGTAAAATATTCATATGCTTGCCTAATCTGTTCTTTTGCCAGTTCAAAATATGCATCTCTCATTATTACATAGGCTGTTTCTATATTGTCGTTTCTTTCAGACTGCCATCTATTTTTCAGTCCCGTGTTCTTGTACATTATTGACTGCTCATTCAATGGTACTAGGTACCATCTAAATTCACCATTAAACCCATATGGAATCTTGGTATTGCCACCAGTTAAACCATTGTTGTTTTCATACACACGATAATCGCTGAATCTACCAGATCTGAATGTGCTCAAGTAATTGGCATGATCCGAATTCGCGGCAGTGATACCAAAATTACTCAAGGCTTCTGCGAAATGCATCGTGGATTGCAGTTCCTCCAGATCGAAGAAATATGTTTCCATTCCGCGGATAAAGGATGTAGTTGGATCCGAGCCAGATATACCACCCTTTGTTACCACCTGTGTAAACTCGTTAGATCCTCTGGCTATGTTTCCATAGTAGAATCCGTTCAACAACAACTGCTCAACATCATTCTTCATTATGAAACCATTGGCGGGAATGGTTGAATCAAACAAAGGTTTTATGAGATAATCCACGAAGTCCTCTGGTGTATACGGAACAGATCCACCTCTCGTTAGATCGTAGTCCTCGCTTCTACCAGAAAGAACTGGCATTATTCTATAGTTGAACTTGCCACGTTCATCCAGAAGAAGTTTCCACATTTTTATTGCAGAATGAATGCTGTCTCTGATGGAGTTCTTCAGATTGAACAATCTTTCTGCCGAGTTTCCACCCATATCTGGGTGAATGGTGCAATCTCTTCTGGATGCAGAATTTCTGATAGGATCCGATCCCGTCGCTTGCGTTGGAATGTAAGGGTTAAACCTTTGTGTGAAATCCATGGCAAATATATTCATGTTGCTATAACTACCATATTCAAGTTGTTCTTGGAATGTGTCATAGTAGTATGAATCAAGGAAGTTCATTGTTGCACCAAGAGAATTTCTTGGTCCCTTGTTGTCCACGAACAACTTCAATATGTTTGCTGGAACAAGTCGAGATGCTTCGTATGTGTTTGAAGCCGCATTCATGGTTCCACCAAGCATAAAATAGTTCGGATAATAACCAGAGTCACCAGTCAAAGACTTGTGATATGAGTTCCATCCAGAAGATCCACCAGACCCACCAAAAGATGTCGCTCCAGTCGGTCCAAGATAGTTGTATGTTGATGGTGGTGGATAGAATGTAACTCCCGCTATTCTGTTCAGATAGAAAGATGCACCCACACTTGCGTATGGTCCAGTTGCATCTGTTGCTGTTCCTGGAGTTGGTATTAGAGAAGACCATCCAAATACGGATGTTGTGTATGGATAGTAGTATGCACCAAGATTTACGGAAGCATCAAACTTGTATTTCCTTGGATAGGTCTTTATTTCTGAAAAGAATCTATCTAGGAAGTTCTTGTTGAGATTGAAGCCGTCAAGATTTATGAAGCCACTGGTTTTACCAGAACTCCTGAGAAGTTCCACAGACCATGCTGGATTTGCGCTGTTTCCAAGATATGATGAGATTATGTTTGTTTGACCATCAGCGTAATCATTGTCCGCATACTTGATGAACTGATAGTATGGCTGAAATGATGTGGCGATGCCGCTGTAGGTAACTCCTCTATCGCCAAAAAGAACTATGTTTCTTCTAAGCGAGAAATGTACATCTGGTGTGAAATATATGGATTTAATGGCCTGAGTTATTCCTGTGTTTGCAGTCAATCCAAAGAACAATGGAGAATCCGTGCTTACAAATGGAAGACCATTTGAATGAGTCATTCCGATGTTGGATGGATGATACATCAGTTGAAATGGAGTTATGACTCCACCAAAGTTAACCATCGTGTATGTTCCCGCAGATGATCCTTTTGCGGTCACTCCAGTGAATGCGGTGATGCCATATGGCTGATTGCCACCAGTTATGCTATAGAACTGAGGATATTGTGTGAGTATGTTATAGTTGTCGTAAAGTGGTTTGAATGCACCGTACATATTCACACCATTTGGAGAATACCCTATGGTGATAAACTCACCTTCTCTCAGTTGATCAGAGTCATACATCATTTCATGACCAAGACTCCTAAGATAAGTCACACCAGCAAGGAATCTCGCATATTCATGAGTCAGTCCATTTTGAATACCAGTCAATCCACGGACAAAGAGATTCAGATCTTCCGTTGGTGCAAAGTATGGAATAACACCTCTGCTGAAAAGCATCTTGGGCGTTATTTCTTTTTGCTCCACAGTCAAGATTATCTTCTTGATGGTATTGGCGGTTGTCAAATCCGAAGACTCCGTTACCGTGGTTAGAACACGATAGGTGTTTAGGAAGCCGCCTAGATTTGTTTCTGCTGTAGATGACATTTATTCGTCCGTGAGTTCTCTGAATGTAAGATCGACCTGTCTGATCAGGCCAGATGTCTTGATTGGTCCAAAGATATATGATTTGGCTTGAAAGATCAAACTATGAGTTATCAATCTTCTTTCGTTCAGTTCTCCCTCGTAGTCTTCGATGGTGTTCACTGAAGTCAATACTATTGGAACATCTATCTTCTTATCTAGTTCAGTGAAGTTCATGCTCACGGTGAAGTCTGGTGTGAAAAAGGGGAGTATCTGCTCTATTATCTGATATCCGTCATCTATGGATCGGTTCATAATGTTCAAGCCGAACTCAAATGTATATGGAACCTCGCTGTACGAGTAGGACAATGTTCCTTGCTTTTCGTCTCTGACGGAATACATCTTGTTGAGGCTGTTCATTTTTCTGGTCGTGTCATAGACCATTGATGTAATCTCAAACGACATCCTTGGGAGTATGACCTCTACAGAACTTCTACCAGCACCACCCTCATCAAGTTCACGAATCTTTCTAACGAACTTTTCCTTCGGTCCATAGGATATTGGAACCTTTATCTTCTTCTCTTCGGTTCCATCGGCATTTTTTCGTGAGATGTATATCTCGTTGAATATCGAACCAAAGGCTATGACAAGTTTCCTTATGCTTCCGTGATAGTAATGGGTGAACATCAGAAGTTACCCTCCGAGAATGGATCCTTGTCCGTGAAATCTATTATATTATCCTTGGCTCTCTCAACTTCCATGTTCTCTGTATCATCACCCTTGTTGTCGAGGAACTTCTTCTCGGTTGTTGCAACCACATCGTAGAAGTAGAATGCAAGAGATTTCTCTCCCTTGACGGGAATAAGAGAAGATGGAGTTCCTGTTTCAGAGTGTACCTCTATGGTATTGGTCAACTTGTCGTAGTTTGCTATTGTGGCGTACCACGATGCAGCAGATAGACCAGATCCTTGATAGACCTTTTCTCCTTCGAAGAAAGAACCAGTTCCACCTTCTGTTGCAAGTTCTATTCTTCTTATGTCGAGAACGAGGTTTGTTTCGATATCGTCCACTTCCTTGATCTCCGTGTCGATCTTTTCGCCAGAGTAACGGAAGAGTTCGCAGGATATCTCGTATGCAAAATAAGAGTTTCTTGAGCCGATGTACTTTATCTCATACAAACCGCCATACTCTGGAAAGTAGATGAGATCACCTTCCTGTGGCTTGGTATCGGTTCCATACTTGGCACATTCCTCTGAGAATCTTTTCTTGGATACCATGAGGGTAACGGAATCCTGTAGGCTGATTCCAAACTTGTCCATGATCTTATTCTGAGTTTCAAAGAACTCGTAGTTGCTCACGAACATTTCTATCTGAAAACTCTTGTCGAACTTTGACACGGGATCTTCGCCAAATAGATCGTCAAGGTTCTGAAACTTTCTGAAGATATAGTGGACATCGAAGCCGTAGATCTTGATCTGTTCTATGACAAGATCCTCAAGTAGTCCAGACTCCCTAGAAGATACCTTGAAGTAGTTGTTACGAGCCATTTAGCCCACCATGAAATCTGTTGGAAGTTCGTACTTGTTCTGGACCGAATCCTCTATCTTGGTGAGTTCTGCCATGGAGTCATTGTACATGTCTCTTGCATCGAACTGCATTCCACCTGGTAGGGCGATGTTTGAGAACTTGCTCAGATTGGATGCCCACTGCCTCTTTATAAGTGCAGTGACGTATTGCTTCAGCAGTATATCGTTGTATATCTCTGGATATGTCTCTGGATTCAAAGCAACATAAGCCTGTACCATCAACTTGTCGCCAACCTTGAAGGTCTCCGACCAATCCGTATTGATCTTCAACTTGTTGGTGACTCTGCTGAATCCAACGCTCTTCTCTGGACTAAGGAACTGCTGTAGCAAGGAAAGATATTGTTTGGTGGTATCATAATATGATAGATTCGATGTTCCCGTCAGGAATCCATTGAAGTAATCATTCAACATCAACTGATACTGAACACTGAACATTCCACTTTGAACTGCTTGATCAACTATGAATATTTTGGTGATGCTTATTATGTTTCCACCAGATGAACCAGCGGAGATATCGTTTGTATTGATATACTTGTTGTCTATGTCTGTCTGCGTGAGGACGTATGGAACATAGACTTCCTCCACACCGTCAAAATGGTACTCGGAGAAAAACTGAATGGCATCGTCAATCCGATCCTCTACCTGAGAATCATCGACATTGATTTCAATGACGGGAAAGCCTAGCCTTCTTAGGGCATAGTCCTTGAGATCCTCTCTTGATGTTATTGCCATTCCTATCTCCTCTTTGTTCGAACATGCTCAAGATGCCTCTCATCTATCTCTCGCTGATGCTTGCACATCCTTATCTGAACTATATTATCTAGAATCCTGTCACCAATGTCATATGGAATCGGCAATCCCGTTTGAGTCTTTCCATCCGACTTATAGTGTTTCTTTCTGTCGTAATAATGAACATGGGAGTCCACAATGTATTCTGGAAAAACAGAAAGAACATCCTGTATGGAGAACATCTCTCCATCCATAATAAAAATGTCATCAACTCGTCTAAACATGATTTATGTTTCTATATTAAACCACCACCACCATCCAAAATCGGGTCTTCTGTAACCTGACCTTTTTTGGATACTTTTGCCTTCTTTGTACCGCTCTTTGTAGTTGCCGCCTCAACGTCAAATATGACCTCTCTGCTTTTTTGATCAAGATTTGCAAAGTATTGAAGAAGATCAAGGCGAAGATTGCTTATCTGTTGGGCGGTGATGACTCTATCAAAGTTCAGACCATCGGTGAATCTGTAACTGCTTAGGCATATTCCCTGAGTTACAAGGAATCCGCTGTTCAGAATGTAGTTTAGAGTGCTGCTATCGGTTGGATCTATGAATAGATTGTTGTATGCGGAAGCAGAGTAGCCATACGAATCTCCCTGAGAGAATAGCCGTCCGAATGGATTCTGTCCCAGAAGAGTATTGAATGCATCTCCGCAAGATCCTCTGTTTCCACAAGCACCCTCAATAAGTTGAGTTCTCTCAAGCATTGCCTCAAACTGAACATTGGTCTGATAAAAGTTTCTGAGATCTCCGACAGTAACACCAGTGTCTTCTATGGAGTAGAGATTGTACGAGTAATCGAAATCTGATATGTTTCCAAGAGTTGATCCTATCGGGAATGGATTGAAGTATCTTCGTGAGATGGGTCCATATGCCAGGGAGAATCCCGTTGCATCCGTGTATGCAGTAGCACCACTTATTCCACGCTGATAACGATAGACATCCCTGATTCCAACCTTAGCCCTTGTGGATGCGCCTATGGTTCCAGATGATGTGAATGTCAAGTCTGTCATTCTTCCAATCACACCAGCAAGGTAATCCGTGCTTTCTGCAAAGAACGCATCATAATCATCTGCGTTATTGAAATTCATGACGAAGCATATTTCACTATTAAATGAGAATCCATGTCCGAGAGTTGGAACTCCGAGCGTATTTCCGTAAAAACCATAAGAACTGATGAATCCACCAGTGACATCGGTATCAAATACACGAATGGAATCTATGTAACCATCAAAAGAATCAGAACCAAGATGATTATTTCCGATATACAATCCACCAGTATCAGCATCATCTGGAATCGTATTACCTGTTCCAGTTACCTCAAACGTCTTTATTCCGTTGAAATAACCCTTTATAGCATATGTTATTCCAGATGTGCCTTCTCTTATTAATCCAATCGCCACATGGTTCCAACCATTCAAACTTATTCCAGCAGTGGTAACTATATTTTGAGAGATATTGTAGCCACCAGTTGTACCATTTCCTTG